CTTCATGCCTGGTCTCGTTGGTGACGTGCGCATCCCCGTTCTGGGTGGCGGCAATGTGGCATGGACTACCGAGACCGGTTCCGCTACAGATCCCACCTACGCATTCACCGCCGTTAACCTGACGCCACATCGTTTGACAGCGCAGTTCAAGCTGTCGAAGCAGATGGTTGCCCAGGACAACGCGCAGATCGAGGCTACCCTTCTGGCTGACATCCGCAAGGCTGTCATCACCAAGCTCAACGCTACCATGTTCGGCACCGCTGCCGCTTCTGGTGGCGCTCCCAAGGGTATCGGCAACGGCCAGACCGCAGCCGTTGCTACAGATTGGGCAAAGCTGACCACCCTCGTTGAGGCTGCCGTTGAGCGTCTTGCTGTCGGCGAGGATTATGCCTACATCGCATCTCCCGAAGCCACTGCCGTCATCCGTCAGATGACCTATAACAAGACAACCCGTCTTGTCTATGAGGGCGGCAACGTGGACGGCACCCCGCTGTTCAAGACCATTGGTTGCGCTGCCAACCAGGCTTACTACGGCGACTGGAACAACCTCGTTATCGGTCAGTGGGGCGCGCTCGACTTGACCGTTGATCCCTACACCGCCGCTGGCACTGGCGAGCTTGTCATCACGATAAACTCGTACTTCGACTACGGCGTGGCCCGCGCTGGTTCGCTGAAGTTGTTCACCACCGTATCCGCTGGTTAAAGTAACTTGCCGTCACAATGCAGTACACACCGAAATATGCAACGGTAGCAGACCTGAAGAAGCACAGCTACATCTCCACCAACGATGAAGATGATTTGCTTGCTCTTTATCTCTGCTCTGCCGAGCAGACCGTCACCGAGACACTACAGGTGAAGAGCCTGTCGGTGTACATCGGCGACGATGGTGTGCTGCCCGCGCAGATATACACCGCGATTCTCATGCAGGCCGCTGCTTTGTATGAGAATCGTGAGGGTGTATCGAGCGCACAGCAGCACGTCGTACCCTATGCAAACGTGATGGCGTTGCTTGGCAAAATAATCAACTACGGACAAATCCACAAGTGTTGCAGATGATGGAAGCCGGTAAACTCACCGAGAGGATAACCATCCAACAGCCTAACACGGTGCGCGACAAATACGGTGCCACGCAACCGTCATGGGCTGATGTCGTTACCAATCTGCCCGCCGCCGTGAACTATATTCGTGGCGACAGGGAAATTGACAACGAGGAAATCTTCCACGGCAGGGTTACCACGTTCTCCATCCGCTGGCAAGGCTCAGTCAACGAAGAGATGCGCATACTTTGGAATAATCTGAAGTATCGCATCCTCTCCATTGACCGACGCACTCACCGCCGCGAGTACCTGATACGCACCGAACTCATCAACGAATGATGGAGACTGACGGCGTATATGTTGACGCTACTCGCTGTTATGCACTCTTCCGCAGGTTATCCACGAGGAACCAACGAAAGGTGAGCAGAGCGGCGTTAAGGGAAGCGGCCAACAAGCTCAAGAAAGAGGCTGTCAAGAACCTACAGGGCGTCGTTGGGCACAACGTAAGGAAGACCACGACATACACCCGCGCCAACGGCAAGTCAGAAAGGCGCAGCCTTGCAAGAGGCATAAAGGTGTCTGCTAAGAATTCCGAAACAGCAAAGGTGCACATCATGGGCGACTACAGGCTGAAGTGGCTTGAGCTGAACACCCATGTCCGCACAACCAAAGGTTTCCGCGGTAAAGGAAAGAAGATTCCCTTGAGACGACCTTCCAACCGTGGGCGGGCAGTAAAGGACACAGCAAGGTTGAAGTGGTTCGACAAAGCGGTTAAAGCCAAGGAGCACGAGGCGGCACGAGATATCGAAGAAGCATTAATTAAACACATCAAAAAACAAGCAAAACGTGACGGGATTACATCTGACTAAGGCTATTCAGGCGATACTCGCTGATGCGGGTGTTACCAACGCACATGCTATCGTGGCAGAGGAGAACACTCCACAGCCTTTCGCGGTGTACCGCCGTGCCTCGTTGTCCGTTGACGGCACCAAAGACAGACTTGCCCAGACGCAGCGCTCCACGCTGTCGGTGCAGGTCGTGTCTATGGATTACCAAAGCGGATTGCTGTTGGCCGATTCGATTACTGAAGCACTTGTCGGTAAGTCCGGCACATTTGAGGGCGTTGGCATCGGTGACATCGCATTAAGCGATGCCTCGGAGATGTACAACGAAACGAGTTACTTACAAGATCTAACTTTTGACATCATAGTAGACAATGAGTAGAAACGTAATCAAAGGCGGTGACATGATGCTTTTCATCAAGGAGAGCAATGGCACCATGAAATCCATCGCATTCGCTACCAGCCACACCTTGACGGTCAGCACAGACACCCAGCAGACCTCCACCAAGGATGATGGCGGCAAGTTCCAGAGCTCCGACTACGGCATCATCTCATGGAGCGCCACCTCGGAGAACCTTTGCAGCTATGACGGCGCTGGTTACAACTATCAGGACTTGATTAACCTGATGTTGTCGCAGACGAAGGTAACCGCCACTTTCTCCGTAGAGGGGAACAGCGGCTCCACCTATCCCTATGCCAGCAAGCTCGACAGCGTTGAAGACACCACTGATGATGTGTGGACACCCGCGAATGCTGGTACCATCGGCTCTGCCTCCAACAAGAGCCTGGGCTACACCGGCACCGTGCTCATCACAAATGTTGAGGTGAACGCTCCCAACGGCGAGAACGCCACCTTCAGCGTGCAGCTGCAGGGTGACGGCCCGCTGACTCTTACCACGGCGGCTGGCACCGGCACCGGCAATTAAGCTGTTTTCTCTTTCTCAAGTTCATGAACCACCGGGGACGGGCGAGACCCCGTCCCCTTTTAAATTGAGGATATGGAAGTAATCATCAAAGGCGAAAGCTACAAAATCAAGTACACGCTTCGTGCGCTGTTCATCTTCGAGCAGATTACAGGCAAGTCGTTCAATGTGGAGTCCTCCATGGAGCAGTTCCTGTTCTACTATGCGATTCTGCTGGCGAACAACCCCGACATGAAGTTGTCGTTTGAAGACTTCATCGATGCTTGCGAACCCGACTCTGAAGACTCCGCTGGAATCATCAAGGCATTCAGTGACCTGTTGGATGCACAAGAGAAGAAGATGGCGCTGATGAAAGGCGATGGGACTGACGGCGACGGCGAAAAAAAAAGTTGACGGCGGGCGAAATCTACTCCATGCTCGTGTTCCAGGGCCACATGCCCCCACACTATGTGATGGACCAGATGGAGATGTACGAGATGGACAGCCTGATGTCTCACCTATATCTTGCGTCCAAGGAGTCGTGGGAACAGGCGCGACTCGTGGGCTACATCGGGGCACAAACCCACTCCACAAAGAAGATGAGCATGAGTGATATCGTGTCTTTCCCTTGGGAGGCAGGCTACACCAAGGCCGACACCTCAATGAGTAACGAGGATAAACATCGGCTCGAATTGAAAGCAAAAAAACTCGAAAAAATGATGAACGAAAATGAGCGTAAAGGCTGATCTAAGAGTTATACTTGGCATCGACAAGGCTGGTTTTGACCGCAGCCTTGCAAGTGCCACGTCATCCGTCAACAGGTTTGCGCGCCGCTCGCAGCTGGCCAAGAAGGATATCAGCACGCTGCTTGGCGGTGCTGGCCTCGGCGGCCTCACAAAAATGGCCCCGTATGCAGCCGCATTGGCAGCAGTCGGTAAGGCCATGGGTGATGTCGTGGCTAATGGCCGTGCACTGGAGACGAGCATGTCACACCTCCAGTCGCTGACTGGCTTGGGCACAGAAGTAATGGGCCAAGTGAAGCAGATGGCCACCGACACCGCTATGGCGATGGGTATCAGCAGCTCGCAGATAGTCGACAGCTACGGTGTCATCGGCTCCAAGATGCCCGAGTTGCTGAAGTCGCCCGAGGCGCTGGATGCCGTGGCCCGCGCCGCCGCCACACTGGCAAAGGCGGGCGTGATGCCGCTGGAGGAATCCATCGAGTCGTTGACTGGAATCATGAATCAGATGGGTGCCAGCGCCGACGATGCTGAGGCCTACATCAACGTGCTGGCCGCTGGCTCAAAGAATGGCGCCGGTAACATCCAGTACCTGGCCACGGCGTTCACGAAGGCCGGTAGTGCCATCCGCAATGCGGGGCTGACGGTCCAGGAGGGCACGGCACTCATTGAGGCACTCGCCAAGCGCATGCCCGATGCCGCCGAGGCAGGCACGGCATTGCGCAATGTGCTCCTGGTACTGGGCACCACCGCTGGCAACGACCTCAACCCCAAGGTCGTCGGCCTCGATAAGGCGATGGAGAATCTCCATGCACGAATCGGTGACACCAACGAGATGGTGAAGCTATTCGGCAAGCGCAACTACAACGCAGCTGCGATCCTTGCCGACTCGACAGAACAGGTCAAGCGCTTGACCGAGGCAGTGACCGACACCAGCGAGGCACACCTCCAGGCCGAGGTCAATGGCAAGACACTGGATGCCCAACTCAACAGGTTGTCCGCATCCTGGGAGACACTGACTGCGGCTATCGGCGAGAGCAACGGGTTCCTGCAATCTTTCATTTCTTTCATCAACCAGGCATTGGAGGGGCTCGCGTTGTATATGCGCTATGGTACCAACGTCAGCGCTGTACGCATTGACACCAACCAGAAAGCGTCCAATGATCAAGTAAGAGAGACTTCAAATTATTGGCAGAGCTTCTGGAAGGGTAAGGGGAAAACCGATGCCGAGGCGCGTAAGAAGACCATCGACGAGCTGAGACAACAGAGGAAGCACGAGTATGAAGAAGGCGAAAAACTCGCGGCACGAATCAGCCAACTGAGGAATACCAAGGTGTACGGCTGGGAAAAGAGCGTTGACGAGCTGAAGGAACAGCTCGCAAAGCGCAACAACGCCATCCGGGCATATAACGCTGAACTGGCAAGGCTGCAGAATCCCGAAAAAGGCGCACCAGCTCCTGTCACACCAACGCCCACAGGCGGCGGCAAGACTACCGGCAAGGGTGGGCACTCAAGGGGTGGAAGGGCAAACGTGCCAAGCTACAGCACTGGGTCGCTCAAGGATTACGAGGCCCAGCTGAGTAAGCTCAATGCCGCACTCCAGGGGAACGTGGATGTTACCCAAATGAGTGCTGAACAACTTGATGAATACGGCCAGAAGTTCACCGAACTTTACAAGAAAATCAGGCAGGCGAAAATCGCCCTCAATCAGTTCGAGAAGGCCAGCTCCCAGCTGCTGAAGATAGGCGAGGCTGCGAAAATACCCAAGTTCAGCGAGCTGTTCCTGGGCGGCAAATCGCCCATCTCGGGTAAGGTCACCGTCGCCAAGTTGCCCGATTCACCAAATGCCAAGTTGATCAAGGGCCAAATCTCACTCAACAACGAGATCGAGCGCACCTCCAAACTCTATGAAGGCATCGGCGAGGCGATGGGCGACATGGGAAGCATCACGATGAAGACATTTGCCAACATCTCTAACATCATGAGCGTGTTTAAGAGCGAGGTGGGCGACACCAAGGCCAAAATCGGTGCCATGGGCGCAGCGTTGAGCTCCGCTGGCCAGGCTGTAGGTGCCATCGGCGCGGCCATGGAGGATAAAGGCATGCAGATTGGCGGTCTCATCGCGCAGACTATCGGCAACCTTGCGCTGTCATTCGCCATGGCCATGAAAGGAGCCGGGCAGCTCGGCCCCATCGGATGGGCGGCATTCGGTATCGCTGGCCTTGCGCAGCTGGTGGCAATGGTCGCCCAGATCAAGAGCATCACCAGCGGTTATGCCTCGGGCGGCATCGTGGGTGGCAACAGCTTCCACGGCGACCAGATGTATGTCCGCGCCAACTCGGGCGAGATGATTCTGACCACGGCGCAGCAGTCGCGCCTGTTCCGTCTGCTTGATGGAGGTGCAGCTGGTGCTGGAATGGGTCAAGTCGAATTCGTCATCAATGGCTCACAGCTCAAGGGCGTACTTAATAACTATAACAGAAAAACAGGAAAGCTCGCATGATTTATCAAGGAAAATTCGCGGATGCTTCAGACTCAAAGCATACGTTGAGGATATTCACCGGCTGGTCGCCGTCGTACAACTCAAGTAATGACACCACGACGGCAATCACGCTTGGCGAGACACCGTTCGTCACAACGATGGACAGCGGGGATGATACCATCTACAAGCCCATGAAGTGCACGGGTGCAACGATCCAAATCGTGACGGAGGGATATCTCTTTGACATCTACAGCGCCACGGCGCAAGGCACAAAGGTAGAGCTCCGTACAGCTTCGAATGTCGTTGAGTGGGTCGGCTTCGCGACGCCCAACCTCTACAACATGGGCTACCAAGCCATTGAGACTATCGAAATTGAGTGCATCGACGGCCTTTCAACGCTTCAGTATATCAAGTATACACCAGTGGGCGAAAGCAAGGCTGTGAGGTTGCTCGGTGAGATTGTGAGGCACATTATCAGGCAATGTCACTGCTACCTGAACATCTATGTAAGCAATAACAGCAGCATCCCCGGCACAAGCGGCTGCATCCTGGACAACCTCTTCATCAGCGAGAGTAACTTCTATGAAAAGAAGAGCGACGACAAAAAGACGGATACAGACACCGCATGGACATGCCAAGAAGTGCTTGAGCAGATAGCCCAGTATATCGGGTGCTCAGTCATGGCCTACGGCAACAAGGTCTACTTCGTGGACTACGACGCGGTGCTTGCCGGGAACGGGACGCTCCGCTGGTGGTCATACAGCGTGAACAACGACTCGGCACCGGCAATGGCCACTGAGACACAAACGCTCATCGCTATTGGAAAGGGTAGCCATTACGAAGGCGATGCAAAACTGAGCATGGGCGATGTCTTCAACAAGATCACCGTCAAGTGCACGCTCAACGATTATGATGATGTGCTGCCAGACTTCTTTGACGGTGCTGCAAACATCACCAAGGCCGACCCTCACATGGAGTGCCCCAGGGTTAGCGATTACAACATTGGCGACGATAGGGCCCCGATATACGGCGAGGTTCTTGAAAGCACCATCGGAAATGTGATGGGCGATACTAACACAAAGATGCTGGCATTTGTGGATGTGAACGGAACATCCGATAACAGCGCTACGTTTCAAAACGTTTCTTGGATGTCGGGTGTTTTTGTTAAGTATATGAGGAACCCGTCCATCAAATGCCACAAGTACCTGTACAATGGGTCATCATGGGACGATGTGACCGAGAACTACGACACCCTGTGCTATTCCGACACGCTGGCACTCAGCGGTGCATTCATGGTCAAGGGTGAAATCTTGTGGATGTGCAAGGTTCCCAAGGTGAGTGCATATACCGAGTTCGCCAAGGCATATGATGATATCGCCAAGTTCATCAATGACTTCACCGACGAGGATGAAAACGAGATATCATCAAGGCTTGATATGGACGAATACATCCTACTTATCAACCCGCTTCCCGGCCAGCCGAATTACAGCAACGCTGCAACCGAACACATGTTCGACACTACTGCATACCCTTATGTCGAAACTGAGTTGGCCGACGCCGCTGCACTCTACGGCGGCGACAATGCCTACTATGTCATCAGTGGCGGCGTTTTGTGGGACGGCGCGACCAAGAACTCTAACTATCCCATCGACTCGGGCAACGAGAAGATTGACATTAACAACGGACGCAAGGACATCTCACAGCCGATGGCCTATTTGCGCTGCAAGCTGAAGGTAGGCGATGTGTGGTGGGATGGTGAGAGCTGGACTTCCACGGAGAGCGTCTTCAAACTGTATTTCGTCAAGGAAAACACCGAGGAGCTGCGTGCAGATGCGATGATGTTCAAAGAGCTGAGGATCGTCAACACGGTGACGTGGGATATGGGCCTCTCCGAGACGGGATATGCCATCCCCGTGCCTGGGGTATTGACCGGCACGCCGAAGCTCACCATCCTCAACCCGATTGACTTCAACGGCGCGTCGCCCTACCCTGCCCGCATGATTGCTCTGAAGAACTTCAAAATCAAGGCTGTCATCGGCGACCCGTCATATGGCGACATAATGGGCACCGACACCGAATATACGAACATCATCAATCCAGACTATGTGAGTGAAGCCCAGGAGGTGGAGTTCAAGGTGTGTACTTGGGACAACAAGAAGCCGAACTACAGCTGCGTCGCTACGGCCAGCGGCAGCGGCTATGCCTATGTAGACCGAATCGCCAACTCTGCGCTGACGGTGGATGCACAGAATGTGACCTACTACCATGGCACCACCGGCACGGTGAGCGACGGCAAACTCCGTTCGGAGGAGTGGATGGTGTTAAGGCTCACCAAGCAATATTCCACACCGACCAAGGTGTTTACCATGTCGCTGAAGAGCCCGATGTTCATGGTATCGCCAAGCTCGTTGTTCACGAGTGCCACCCTCGGTTGCTCGTTCATTGCGGACAAGATAGAGGTGGACGTGAAGCGAAGAAAAGTCGACCTTAAACTCGTTGAAAAGATATGATCATAGGCAAGTATAACATAGCCCCTGGCTCGGGCTCCAACGCAAAGACTGGAGCGACGGCAGTAGCCGGTGGTGGCGGAGGCGGCGCGTCCGTTGACCTTACGCCAATCACTGACAAGATAGCCGCACTCGAGTCAAAGGTGTCGCAGCTCGAGCTCCAGATGAGCAAGGTGAATGCCGTGTTGTCGGCGCTTGATTCCAAGTTCCTGTCCAAGTTCGGCGACAGGAGCGACTATTCATATTATCTCGGCGCGCTATATACCGACTACATCCAAAGCGATATGTTTGATGGCGGCGTTGGCTTCCGGGTCAGCGGAAATGCCACAGCGGCTGTTGAGGATAAATACAATCTCATCATCAAGGATGTGGGCTGGGCAAGCGTGCCGTTCAGCACCGTCCAGCAAAGCGACGCGACGCTCGTTGACAACGACACCGACGAGGCCACATCGCAGCTGTCTATCAGCAGCGTATCAATAGGCGCTACACTCGCAGCTGGGTATGTCCTTATTGATTGCGGCGCTACACTTACCAACGAAAGGTGCTTCACGACCATCTCAAAGAGTTTGATCTATCGCGTTAGCGCGAGAACTGGCCAGCAGATTCATGTGTCGGGACACATGGAGGCCGAGACTGACAGCAATGGGAACTTCATTCTCCGCTTCGGCAAGGCCGATGATGTGAGCATTGAGATGGATTTCAGGTGGGCATACTCGTTCAGGCATATCGGCGACATCACGAGTGGCACATATAGGCTCTACATCCAGGGCACAGACCCGACCAACAATAAGACCGACTGCTTCGCTTCGTCGGCAAAATCCACAACCATCAATGCAAGCGGCGTGACGGTCATGGACGGCGGCAACGGAGCGCGGATTACCAAGAACGGCGTGCAGCGCACTTCTGACGGAGGCACGACATGGTCATAGTTAAACAAAATCAATATAAAATATATGGATATCTTAACTAATACATCACATTTCAGCGTTAACCGTTACTCCGACTTCCAGCTGGAGTTCTCGCTGGTGAAGGATGGCGCGCCTTACATTCCAGATGGATTTGTCATGGTGTTTTACACCGAGGAATGGGACGATTGCGAGGGCCACTACATGGCATCTTTCATCGGTGGGGAATGTGTCAACTGCTCAGTGAATGGAACCACCATCCACGTGTTCTTTAACTCCCCTGGATTCAGTCTTGGCACCATGAAGTGCCGAATTCTTGACAAGGCTGAGAACCTGTCGTTCGACGACGGCACGCTTGACACCTGCATTCCAATGACCATGCCAGTGGAGATTGTTGCCGGACAAGGCGACAGCGACACGATCGTGCTGGGCTACGGCGCGGCATATTTCGGCGATAATCACGACCTCGTGCTCGAGGGTGCGAGCTCGCCTGCTTTTGGTAACGATAACAACTTAGAGATATAAGATATGGCTATTCCAGACAACTACATAGACAAGATCACCAAGGATGGTGATAGTCGCATTATTTCCCCCGCCGCCGACAAGGTGAGGGTGAGCAATGAAAATTTCCAGGGCACCGACCTTGATGAAGTACTTAACGAGGCGGCGCAGGCCATCACGTCATTGCAAAACGCCCTCAACACGCTTATCGGTTCGGGCAACGTGCAGGGTGCTATTGACACGTTCAACGAGGTCAAGGCTTTCTTGGACGGAATCGACACCGATGACCCGACTTTGGCCAATCAGTTGTTGGCGTTGAACAATGCAATAAGTGCTGTTCAGACATCGCTTGCAGCCAAGGCGAATACTGCTGACGTGTACAGCAAGAGCGAGGTTGATACTAAGGTTGCTGATGCGGGCAAGGTGAAGTCGGTGAGCGTGAGCGGAACTAAGCACACGCCTGACACGAACGGGGATGTGGATTTGGGCAACTTGCGAGGTCAAGACGGAAATAGTGGTGTGGCCAGTGCCGACGGCGTTGAGAGTGTGAACAACCTCAACGGAGGCACGACGGACACGACGAGCAGGGTCTATGTCCTCGGTGCGAATCAAGGCAAACGTCTGCGCGACCAGATGGAACTTGTCTACCAGCGAGTTCAGACGCTCTACTCGCTAATGTCTGGTCTTGCGTTCACCGACACGAAACCAGCGGCAAGTGCGGTACTGCCCGCTCTCGACTGGGGCAATCTGAAGCACGCAGTCACCTTGTCGCTCAACCTCACCAATGCGGTGGTAAAGCACAACGGCGTTGCCGTGAACAACGGTGCATCCATTCTTGTTGAGGAAGGCAGCACACTGACTTTGATTGTCGAGGCGGCAAGCGGTTACCAGCTTGACTCGGTCACTTCATCAACGACTGGTGCAACGGTGACCGACCTTGGCAACGGAACGTACTCGGTAGAGTTTGTGATGGGCGGTAGCAACGTGACATTGGCCATCAGTGGCACCACATCAGTAGCAGTTGTAACAGTAGGCATCACCACGTCTAATGTGGCTGGCGCTCTTGGTTTGAG